TTACTCAGGCTTATCCGGCCAGGATATCGCGTTATAGCTCTCTTCATCCGTCACGCCGGTCAGATCCAGCGCTTTCAGTTCGCGGATATAGGCCATCCAGACCGTCAGACTGGCTTTATCCTCATCAGGAATAGCGCCCAGCATCAGTTCAACCCGCCAGTCTGCCGTTACGGTGTTGGCTTCATTCAACAGTTTCTCGCGGGCTGTTTCGGCTCGTTCCTGCCAGTTGATGTCAGGCTCGGTTAAAACCGGATGTTCGTTTTCATCGGGCACAATAACCTTACCTGCGTTCTGGCCCTGCATTAATTCACGGTGCTCTTCTTCGGTGATATACACGCCGTCATCCGGCCAGGTACCCGCTGCCTGATAATCTTCTTTAAGGGCTACCGGGTAAAATGTATTTTGATGGGACACATAGTAATAATTGCTCATGTTATTTACCTACCGCTATGTAAAAAGATGTGGGCTCACCGGATTGGGCTAAATAGTTGAAAGCCGTTCGGTCTATAACCTGAACATAAGCGTTCTGGTCGTGGAATCCGCCAGCCCATACCAGAGAATGTAAAACGCCAAAACATGCACTCGGAAAGGCAACAGGAAAGGCAATTTTTGTTGTATCGGCAGCCCGTTTAGCAAAGCCCCACTGAACAATAAAACCTGTGGACGCGTCCTTAAACCAGCCGCTTGTTCCCAGACTTCCTGAATTTTTAGCCTGATAGCGCGCGTCAAAGTTGCCCAGGTCGGATGGCATTAATCGCCCCGCAACGGCAGCGCCACCAGCCACAAGAGAAATAGAGGAATTAGTGAGATAGTTACCCCACGTAACGTTGTCCGAATTGGCAGAACCCTGCCCGAGATAAAAATGATTGGTATCGTCTGACTTACGGCCAAAAAAATAATAATTCGCGCCCGCCGTTTTGGGCTTAATAGTCAGGGAGCGCTGATCGCCGCTGATCTCTACGAAGCCGTTTATTACGCCGCCCGCGCTTGTTACGTCATATTCCCACGCCGACCACGTTTTCGTGTCCCCTCTGTAATACCGGCGATAGCATACATTCGAGGTGTAAGGCCTGTATTCCTGGGCGCATCCCTCAAGGCTACCGGCTGCGTTCTGTATCACATCCAGCGCACCGGCAACATTTACCGGATAACCGTTCGCCGCCGTCGCGTTTGCGGTATATTGCTGGGCATAACGTCCGTATTTTGAGCCGGTCAGCGTGTCCAGATGGGTGTTTCCAAGCCCACCAGCGGCAGGAATGGCCCTCACATCAGCAGCCGTCAATTTGTCTTTTAACGCAAGAAGCCCCAGCCCAAGATTATTTCGGGCCTGCTCAACGTCATCGAGATCTGAAAGATTGTTCTTAATCAAAAGCGCCAGTTCATGCTTTGCCTGAATCATCTTGTTAATAGCGGCGGAGAGCTGCGCGCGATCGCTTTTTTTAAGCTGAATTCCGGCGTCCTCGATAACGGCGCAAATCTCCTCCTGAACCGAATCGAAAAAGGTCTCGTCAAGCTGTGTCGCCGGAACGCCGAGCGTCGGGTCGCCAGCCGTGAAGCCGTTTTTGCCCGCGCCGAATTTGCCCTGCTGTGCTGTGGGGGTGTCTATACGATGCAAAGTAGTTACCTCATAAAAAAACCCCGCCGGAGCGGGGTTAACTGTGAAAGGAAGCGTTTTATTCCGTGTACGCGAACACGACCTCGGTATGAGAGGGAGCGACCTTGTTAATCACGCATTCAATGACCGTATCGCCCCAGGTGCGGAGGCTGTCCACGCAACTTGATGCGCATGTCATGACGTCAATCGTCGCCAGCGTCGGAATATTCACCTGCCACAAATAGCGGTAGTCGTCGTCCGTGGCGATATCCGGGCGTGGGTTCTCGGCCTCGTTTTGATACTGCGTAATCGAAACAGACTGATAGCCGAGCGCGTCGAGCTGTCGCCGGTAAAACGCCTCGTTAATACCGCCGTAACCGTTGACCTTTGCCGCCAGTCGCCGCTGTCGCTGCGAGAGGGTTTGCGTTTCCTCAATGGTGCATTCATCAGGCAGCCCGCATAACGCCTCGTAACGGTCGAGGAGCTGCACCGCCACCCCCGGATCAATCTCGCGCATTAATGCCGACGACTGCGCATGTACCCGCGCCAGCGACGGCGCGAGCCCTTCGAGAAGGGGATTATCCCCCTCCCAGGCAGGGCCGGGCGGCAAAAGCCGTTTTAACAGGCGGGTATATTCATCCTGTACAGGCACGTTTAGCCCTCCTGAATATCGAGATAAGCGTTATCCGTCGCAGTTTTGCCCTTGTACTCGACAGTAACCCGGACGTTTACTGTGCCCGGCGCAATGCCGGTTGCTTTCACACCGCTGTTATCTGCACTCGGGGTAATGACGCAAAGGGTCGACGGGTCAGTCTCGCCCTCGCCTGCCGGAACAAAATCCCAGGTGATGTTAACCCCATCCAGCGACGGCAGATCCTCAGGCGTGAAGGTGGCGGTCGCGAATGCGTCCGGGCTGTCCGGCAGCGTGATGGGGTTCGGTGAGAACGAGCCCAGGGCGACATCTATTTCAACGTCAGATTCGTTATAGTTCGACCAGGTTATTTCCCCGATAACCGGCAATTCATAGGTGCCGAGCTCCACGTCTTTCGCAGGCGAAATCAGGCGGTGCGCGAACTGGTCAGTCGCCAGGCTGATCGCCTCACTGATACGAGAAAGATAAATCTTCCCTGACGGCTCGCCATCCCTGAACAGCGCCGATTTAATCTCTTTCGTTACTGCAGCCCTGATTGCCGGAGTATCTTTCGCAAGCGCGATTTCGAAGTCGATTTTTCTCAGCGTCGGCGGGAACACAAACAAGCCTGAACCGGCCACTGGCGCAAGCGGCAGAATGTACTGTTTAACTGCTTCGATTAGCGTCTCATCCGGCACCGGATTATCTAAGTCGCTATTAGCGGGCATCACGCCAACCGTCCCGCGTCCGGCATAATGGCGGAACACCCAGGCGCGGGTGATCCCCGCGACGTCGGTCGCCCATATCCGGTAATCGGCATCTGCGCCGCCCTGCGGCGTGTAGTACCAGCGAGCCATAATTCGCGAGCGCCAGTCCTCCAGCGCTTCTAAATCTGTCCCGCCTTCAACCGACTCCGCATAGCCCGTCGAGGAGAGCCCGGCGACCGGCGTCATTAGGCGAAGCGGCGTTTTGTCATCGAGATTCCCACCTGTCCCCGCATCAACCGCTTCTACAGGCGCGCGGAGAAGCCCCCCATCGTTGACGGTCGCGTCTGCGGTCGTGACATACTGCTTTTGCTCGTCAGTCTGCATTTCCGTTCCGGCGGGCAACGTGATCCCGGACGACACCCTCTCCCAACGCGCATAACCGCCCGCCGTGGTTGGTTGTTTGCGCGGGACCTGTTTCAGGTTCCCGTGTCGCGAAAGCCACTCCTCATCCGCAAGGTCAGGAAGCATGTTTCGCGCCAGATAGTCGAGATAACCATAAAGCGTGTGAACGGCAGCCGCCATCACGCGCGAATAGACTTCTGCATCAAGGCGACGCAGGGCGACGTCCGTCTCAAATCGCGTGAGTAAATCACTTCTTATTGTGGCGATCAAATTGGGCAAATCTGGACGCGAGAAGCCGGAGTCAGCCATTTAACACCTCCTGCCATATGTCATCGAAAATAATTGCGTGTTGGCTGCCGTCCCGCTGCCAGATAACCACTTCCAGTTGAAGCGAGTTAATCCCGGTTCGGGTGGCGGCCACGTCGACGCGCGCGGCGACGCCGTCCTCCTCCATCCAGGCGAGCGCCTGGCGTGCGTAATCCTTCGCACGCGTCGCGGTTGCGTTGGTGAGTTTGCTCCGTTGCAGCAGGTACAGTCGGGAGCCGATCCGGTCGTTCTCCACACTCGGGTAAGTGTCACCCCACCATCCGAAAGGCTGCCCGGTTTCGTCGTCAGTCTCAGCGCGTCGCCAGGAAAAAAGCGAAATGATCACGGAACGAGTAAGGTCGTCGAAATAGTCGGTCGACTCTTTCAGTAATCCATTTACAAAGATGATCATGCGTTACCCCATTGAGGCAGAAGGGCCGGTCGTTTCTGCGGTTTCACCCTGGGCGGTGTGCGTGTGTCCGTTATACGTGGTGCGGATTGCCGACATGGTGCCGACGCCGTCGGACACCTCGCCCGCCGCTGAAAAGTCCCCGCTTGTTGTGATGGTCGGCGTAGTGAACGAGACGCCGGAGGAAGCATTCACGACAAGGTGGGGCGCGTTGAGCGAGATTTTCGACTCAGCATTAACCACAAGCTCGGATGTCGTTATCTCGGTAACGCGCCCGCGCCTGAGAACAATCGAGTCGCCCTCGTCCGTGTAGATAGCCACCTCGCCAGACTTGAGCCCTTTCAGCCGGTAACGCCGGTCAGCAACAGAGATAACAACGCCGTGAGAACGGTCGCCCGACGGGAACAGGACTACCGCCTCCGCGCCTGCGTGTGCGGTTGACGTGAAGCCGTAGGGCTCGATGTATTCGACGTTCTCTTTCGCTTCACCGGCAATCAGTTTTAACCCTGCCGCCTGGCATTTTCTGGAGGAGTCCAGCGCCGCCAGAACGGCGCGCGCCGCGAGATTAGAAATCGCCTGTTTGATACCCATCAGAAAAGCCAGTCCTCATCATCGCCAGATTTTATCTTTTTGGGCGCCGCCGGTTGCGGGAGATACGCATCAGCAGGCGCGACGCGGAGCTCTGTCGTTGTTCCCTGATCGCCCTTAATGAATGTCACCTCACCGATAACCAGCTCCTCGTTATCGAAGCCGCAAAACTGGTCGTAGACGATAACTTTCATGTTCGGTGCCCATAAAGCGCCGTCACCCTGACGCCAGCCCTGAACCGTATAAGTCGTTTCGCGTGTTTTCGCGGCGCGCTGCGCCTGCTCAAACTCGCACCGGGCCTTACAGATCGCCGATGTCGCCGCGCCGCTTTGCTGGATTGTGTGGGGACGGTAACGGGTGATCGCGCTGTCTCCGCTTTTTTGTTTGATAGCGGCGATGGTTGCCTCGCCGAAATCGTCGTCCGTTCCCGGCCGCTGACCGGTGACGAGATACTCAGAAAAACGGTCTTTGATGCTTCGCTCGGTATCACACGACAGAACGTTTTCACCCAGGACGAGCGCCGTCGCGGCTTTCGCCGAACCGACCACGCCGAGGACGAGATCGCCTTTTTCGTTGTCATAAACCAGCGCCTGAACCTGACCGAGAAGCCGGTAAAGGCAGTCAATGACCGTTTCGCCGTGCTGCGGCTGCGCATCAATAAGCGCGGTCGTCGGCGCGCCTGCGTCAATGACATTCACTTTAAACGGCCCGGCCAGCGAGGCGGCAATCTCCGCAAGCGTTGCGCCGGTGTGCTGCGATGGCGTGGCGGTGCAATCAATCAGATCGCCGGTTTTGCTGCGCCCGACTATCGCCATGCTTAACGAACGCGCGTTATAGCGAACGGGCGTCGCCTCAACCCATCCGGTGAGGACAAGATCGTCGCCGATTCTGACCTCGACCGCGTCGCCGTTTTTTATCTGCGGCGTGGAATCTGTCGCACCGGGCCACTGGCGGGTGATTTCAACGTTGAAATCGCGCGCGGCGCGGTCAACCCCGGCGGATATGCGAACGGATGTCCACCCGCCCCACTCGCGCCCGTTCACGCGTAAGAAAACGGTGTTATTCATCGTACAGGAACCCTCAGCGGCACCACCGGCACAAAGCCGGGGTGCGCTATGTTGTTGCGATAGAGAATGTCAGTTTCCCTACTGGCGTCGTCGAACCACTGCGCCGCCAGCACAACCGCCGGGAGCGACTCGGACGGCGTTACAGAGACGGTTTTCTCCACCTGCGCCAGACGCGACGAAATATCTTTGTTGAGGTCGGCCCGGAGCGTCGTCAGCGCCATAAAAACGGCGTCGTCGGTTGTGCGGGCCTGCTCGCTGTCTATCGCCGCATTAAGCGCGGTGCGGATATCCGTTAAGTCGTCCCAGGTTGCCGGTGTGGCGCGCGCCGTGGTGGCGGGCTGTGAATCCAGCGCGGGGTGACTGATATTGACAATATCCGATACGGGATTTGCGCCACCCTGCAACGCCCTGTTACCCGGTGGAGTCGGGATTTGCGCGACCGCGCGCGCCGCTTCGGATATCGAGACGACGCGCATCGTCGAGGCGACAAGGTTCGTTTGGGCCTTGCGTGAGGCGGTTGTCCCGCTGTCTGTGCTCCAGACGCCGCGAGGCGCTAACCCGGAATCAACGGTAACGCCACTGATGGTCTTAACCATCGTGACCAGATCCGAGGCGTCGCCGGAAAGCCGTGTCCCGGCCCGCCAGGCTTTTTGCAGGTTGCGAACAAAATCATTAGCGGAGCTCGGCGGCATCAGGATCACTGACAAATCGCCCTGTACAAGTCGCATCGCGGCGGAGATACCGGAATCAACCATCGTGAACGCGTCGGCGATAACGTCGAACATCTCCGCCGCGTCAGCCAGAACGCCGCTCTGAACAAAATCGCTTAACCCGTCGAGGGAGAACGCCGAGAAAGCGCCGGAGATGGCATCGGCCAGAGAACCCGCCGAGCTGTCGAGACTCGCGTCGGTTGCCGTGCCGGATGTCGGGAATGTCAGCTCGCCGGACTCGACGAACTGAAACGACACGCGACACATTCGCCCTTCCTGATTGCTGTGCGTCACGCGTACCTGACCGTCGACATTGCCCTTCATTTCCCCGTAATAGGGATGAACCAGCGTCGCCGCGCCCTCTGTCTCGATGGCGGCAATAAGCCGGTCGCGCTTCTCGGGGTAATCGTCACCGATGAGGTAAGCATTGATGGTTATCCGTCGCGCGGCGCGCCCCAAATCCTCGGTAAACGGCTTGTCGCGGTTAGGGTATTCGTGAACCTGAACGCGGCGGCCAAAAATGCCCTCATCGCTTTCAACCTCAAAGGGAACGCTGCGAAAGGAGGCGCTTTGCAGACGCGCGCGCCAGCCGGTTTCAAATGCCATGATCGGCCCTCATAAAAAAACCCGCCGGAGCGGGTTTAACGTGGGTTTCTGAAAGGTGAATATGCGACATCGGTTTTCACCGACATAAACGGATCGCCGGATTTCGGGTCGATAACCCGCATCCCTGGCGGAGCATTTTCAAACGTGACGGTTAACTCGCTTTGTGAGCGTCCCCCGACCGGACGATCTAACGGCACAGACGGCGAATATCCTTGCCCGGAGAAGTAACCATCAGCTCGCGGCATTTGCCACCCTGTTTTTTCGTAAACAAAATCATGAAATTGTTTACCCCATTTATCCATTTTGTCATTCAGACCAAAGCCGCTATTTAACAAATCAGCCGCAAAGTTTTTAATCAGCCAGGGATGCTCTTTTTCGAGCTTTTGAGCGTATTGTCCTAGCTCTAACAGGCCCGCTATCAGGCTGATAGTACCGATGCCCTTCATAGCGGTAGCAGTGCGCCCGACAGCCGACGTTAAGCCATCCTGCACCCCGATAGCCGTCCTGATATTGGCGATAAATCTCACGCCGATATAAAGCGCGGCAAGCGCGGCCATAGACTTGATAGCGGTCTCCCATCCCCCCATTTTTTGAACAACGTTGTCGATTTCCTGCCACACTTTTTTAATGACCGGCCCGATCTCGTCCCAATGTTCAATAATCTCATATGCGCCCAGGACAAGAGCCCCGATCAGCAATTTTGCAGGCGACATTTTCATCGCGAAATTCATGATCTTGACCGCCTGGGAGATAGCGCCAATCGACGCGGAAACGCCCAGCAAAGCCACGCCAAATTTTGCCGCAGCGCGAACGGCTTCGGGGTTATCTTTTATGAATTGAGAGAAGGTTTTAAGTAGCGGCATAAACTCTTTTGCCGCGTCGCGTATGACCGGAAGAAATTCGCGCCCTATCTCTACGGTAATTTGTGTGACCTGGTTTTTCATTCGCGCCAGATCAGCCGCTGCCGTATCCGACGCGATGGCATATTCATTAGCGGCCGCACCGCTATAGAACTGCGCGTCCGAAACTTTATTAAAGTTAGCTTTTAAGGTGTCTAGGTTAGTGAGAAGTGGGACGATTGCCTCGGCTGACTCCTTACCAAACAAGATCTCCATAATCCTGTTTTGCTTATAGGGAGCCATCTTCCTGACGCCCTCCAGAACCTTAAGCATTGTCCCGCGTGAGTCCTGGATCATGCTCTTGGCAAGCGTGGCGGGCGTAAAGCCGAGCGCTTTCGCCACTTTCTTCTGATCCCCCGTAGAAACGCCCGTAAGACCGGAAATAAAGTTTTTAATACCTGTTTTGGCGACGTCGCCATTAATACCCACGCCGATAATTGTCGAGGCCAGCGCGGCAACATCGCCAGAAGCAACATGCGCAGATTGCGAGATCCCGCCGAGCTCAGTCACGACCTTAGCAATAGAGGCCGCATTCGCGGGGCCGGTATTGCCTAAGTAGTTCACCTTGTCGGCCAGCTCGACGACTTCTTTTTGGGTCAGCCCAAACGCGGTACGCCAGACCGCAAGCGTCCTCCCCGCCTCCTGACCAGACAGATCCCACGCCACGCCAATTTTTGCGGCATCCTCGGCAAACTGTGACAGTTCAGAGCGCTTTATTCCTGACTGCCCCGCCTGCGCGACGATGTCCGCGATTTCCGTTGCCGCCAGCGGGATTTTTGCCGACAGGTTGAGAATATCATCCTGCATCTGGCGGAACGCTTCCGGCGATTCGAGCCCGTCGACGACTTTCCGCACATCTGCCATCGACTTTTCAAAATCGACCGCCTGCATTGTTGCGCCAGCCAGTGCGCCGAGAATCGCCGTCCCCGTCGCGCCCGCGCCAACAGCCAGCCCCGAGAGCTCTTTCTGAAATCCTTTTAGCTGGCGTTGCATCCCCTTTAGCGGAGCCGAAAGGCGATCAACGGCGGTGATAATCGCTTTCAGCTCGAATGAGTCAGCCATTGCCTTTTAACTCCTCATTAATGCGAACGGCTTCGGCCTCCATCTCGGCGAAATCCGAGATGGAGGCGCGTTTCAGCTCTAAAGGGTTTACTCGCCAGAAGTGGGCGACGTTGTAGAGGCGTCGACGGAGTCCGCTTCCGTTCCCGAGGACGTAAAAAAACCCATGATATGCATGGAGATCATGAACACATCACGGAGCGCCAGTTTTTCGGCGGAACTGCGGGGAATCCCCGCCAGCGCGGGGATGTATTTCAGGGCGACGGCGCTGTCGATTTTCATTCCGCCGTCACCGGCAACGGTGAACGGGAAACCGAGGGACTCGACCTCATCGAAGCGCGGCGGGCGGAGTTCCAGCACATGAAGTTTTTCGCCGTGCGCCATGACTGGCTGTGAAAGTGTAATTTCTTTAATCACTGGTAAAAGCCCTCCTGACCGTGAAACTCAATGTCGACCGTGCCGTCCTCGGGGTTATGGTTCATTTCGCCATTCACCCACGCGTTAGAAAGGACATACACGTCCCCGTTTGCGAGCTCGCTCGTTACCGTCATATTTTCCGAGCTGATTAGCTTGTCGCGCGGGAACCCCTTCGGAACTTTCGCAGTGAGTTTGGTATAGGGCGCGCGGTGCGTTTCCTTGTAGTCGACAGAGCCATCAAGAGCGATCACGTCCTCTTTAAGACGCGTGTTCATGGGAACCTCCACGCCGCCGGTTGCGGAGAGCTGGAGTCCGTCAACTTTGATGTAACAGGTGCCTGCAATCTTACCCATTTGCCATTTCCTCATTCGAATACTGGAGGCGGAACTGATTTTTAAGCGCGAACACGCGGAGCTGATTCACATAATCAGCCGGGAACAGAACGTCGACGCGGTTCGGGTCATCAGCGTTACGCTCAACAATCAGGTATTTTTTGAACACGTCGAAATTCTCGACGATACCGGCGAGTTCCATTTCGCGATAAGCGGCGCACATTTCACCGCGTAACACGGACGGAGTGACAATCGCCTGACCAGGCCCGAAGCGAGTCCCGTCATTCGCGAGCTTGTGTCGCGGATATTTGGTCGTGATGACCGATTTCAGCTTGCGCAGAACATAGGCGGAGGTGTGGAGCGTTTCGCTGTCGAGATAGCTGTTATCCGCCACGCCGAATTTGTTCTTCTGATAGGTCGTGATATCGCGCTCGATAAGAAGCGTCCCGCTGTTTACGGTCGAGCTGGCGATCCCGTGAGTCAGCAGGGACTGGCGCTCGGTCATGGAGAAACGCTCACCGACCGGAGCCGGTAACGCGCCGGTGATCTCGCCGGTCTGCGTCGGTCGGGCCGGATCATTGCGGATAAACACTGCCTGACGTCCCAGGCGTGACGCGAGAAGCTCCTCCGGCGCGGTCTGCGTTTTTGGCTCGTAACCCGCAATGGTGAGGTGCGGGTCGTTAAGCGCTTCCCCGAACGCGACGAGATCCGTCAGGGTGCCAATTTTGGCGGTGTAAACATGCCCGTAGAGCTGACGTGACCAGCTCCAGCGGCCCGAGGAATCGTTCATCTCCTCGCCCATCTGCCTTAACGTCGCGGCGTCGTTATACGGCAGGCCGATAAAATCGAACGGCTCATCGCCCATCGCGGCGATCACGCTGTCGAGACTGACCACGCCCGCGCCGTCCTGCATGGCGGACAGGGAAACGGTCAGACCGTCCGGGATTTCTTCGCCGCTAATCGCGCCGTAATAGTTCAGCATCAGCGGGATCTGATTGCCCGCCTCGCCGCTGTATTTTGCGGTCAGCGTGACTTTGGCACCGATAACCTGCTCGGGCGCTACACTCGTCTTTATAGCGGTTCGTTTTGCTGTGCTGGCTGCGGTTACCGCTGCGTCCGAAACCGTTACTTCACACTGGCTCGATATTCCCGTTCCGTCATCTGTAGTGGCGATAACATCCGACATCCCCTCAGAGATGCCGCTAACGTTGCCGTCATCATCGACTATCGCAACCGAGGGGTTATAGGATTGCCAGTAAATGCGCTTATTGGTGGCGTTTTCCGGGAGAATGGTCACATCAATAGCGGCACTTTCACCAGTTTTGATAGTCAACTTAGGGGTAACCGTCATCGAGGTAACTTTTACCTCGTTGGTAATGACGGTCGCGGACGCCAGAACAGGTAAATCGGGGACGGCATTAATGGCATCGGCCAGAGACTGCGCCGCGTCCAGCGCTGTATCGCCGGACGTTACCGCGCCCGCGATACGTCTGGCACCGATATACAGCGAGACCGCGCCCGACGCGTTAGCGCTGCCGGAAAACGTCACCTCACCAACTGCCGGAGCCCCTTCCGGGTCAGAAACGGCGATAACATACAGCTCGCCAAACGGATCGGTTTTGCGATAGGCCTCCACCATGCGCGCCAGCGGTGATCCCTGCCCGCATAACTTGCGCGCCTGATCGGCGGTCGGCATCAGAACCAGCTTATTACGCTCGATTTTTGCATCTTCCAGCGCCTGACCAATCAGGAGCGCGGGCGCGGAGGTCTGCGCGGTGTTGGCCTTGCTGTTATCCATTTCCGCATAAAACAGCGGAACGCGGATATTTGAGGGGATGGAATCAAAACTAACAGACATTTAATCGCCCTTTTTTTGAGAGGTTTCTTTTACGTCACCGTCCATGAGACGGCGGAGCCAGTAGGAGTCTTTTTCGACATTTCTCCCCTTTTCGGGCAAAAAGTCGCCCCGGCGCGGATCGGGAACTTTCCGCCCTTTAACTGGAATGACAAACATGAGGTTTACTCCGTGAAGTGGATTTCGTCGTGATGCTCGATGTCGCCGTCCGGCCCGTTGCCGGGGTCGACAAAGTCCATATCGACAGCCACCGTTTCGAGCGGGACAAGCTCGTCCAGATCGCGGTGATGGCGCGTGTCTATGTCGGTTATTTCCCGTTCAGCGGTAAAATCGAACTGGTAATAAAGCGCGGCGCGGTTCATTTCGACCACCTGCCCGCCGTCATAGGTGATCTGGTGTGTGCAATCGTCCGGCTCCCATCCGAGAATCGCGCCGAATATCTCCGCCCGGATTGAATCGACGGCATCAAACGCGGCAGCCTGCCCGCGCATGTCCCGCCGGTTGTCGAGCACGACAACCACGGCGAAACCCTCATTCACAACCTGGTAGTAGTCGGTTTGCGACTCCTGGCGGGAGACGGTATCGCCGGTCGGAATGACGTAAGCGGCGGGAAGCATCATCTTTGCGTTAGGCTCCAGCGCCTGAAATTCAGCCGCGCCCGCGACTCGCGATTTAAAAGACGGAGCCCGCGATCTCAACGCCTCGATAATTAACGATAATTTCATGCCCTTACCCTCCTGACTTTCGGCGGTCGCAAGGCTTTTCGTAACGCGCGTTGCAGTGTGTAGCGCGTCCAGGCTTTGCGCCGCGCTAACACTTCAGTCATGTAGTTATTACGTGGAGCCACCTTCCACCCGGAGCCGCCGGATTTGCCTTTGTGGTGCGAGCGCTGCCGCTTCGCGCCACGGCGAACGCCGTAGAACAGAAAGGCCGGGTAAAAGTCGCCCTCAATGGGCCGGTTGCCCTCGCCCCGTTTCTGGTTCGGCGCGATACGCACCATCAGGCCGGGACGGTTTTTCGAGGCGCGCGGAACGTAATAGCCGATTGAGCGCGCCAGCCTGCCGGTTTTGTATCCGGGGTTTTCGCCGGGTTTCGACGTCCCCCGCTTCGTCACCAGCCGACGGGCGTCCCGCATGTGAACCTGACCGATTTTGACGAACGCCTGGCGCATGACGGGGCGTTTAAACTCCATCTGCTCCGGGACGTCGTAATCGACGTGAAAGAGAGGAGAATCAGCCATAAACCGCCCCGCTGTAGTGATCCGCATCGCCGAGGCTCTCGCACTCCAGAAGCAGGAACCGGTGCTCGGAATTGAGATCGCGGATTCGCCGGACGCGCAAAACCTCACCTCCGGGCAACACGATTTGCCACTCGTTCGACATGCCCGACCGGTAGCGGATCGTGATGAGGTGCGTCACGGCCTCGCCGGTCTGAACAGAGGACTGATAAGTCGTCGCGCCGGTTTGCTGGACTCTCGCCCACGCCCGGAATGTGTCGAGCTCCTCGCTTTCCGTGCCGAAATCAGCCGCCGGTGAATCAACGCGCTTTCTGAACTGAACGCGCCGGTTAAGCTCTCCGGGGTCGGGAAACGAATAGCGCGTCGCTGTCTGTGACGGGCTTCTTTTCATAGCGGGATAAACCTGTATGCATCGACAAGCCATTTAAACGACTGCGGCATCTCCGCCATTTCCACGTCAGACGTTGATGATCGGTTTTCATAAAGATGACTACAGAGCATCAGCATTGCCTGGCGGATATCGTCAGAGACGACGAGACCGTCCTCGTCGGTGTCGGGGACTTCCGTCGCGTATAACCTGCGGTTGAGGTAATTCGAGGTGCGGGCCTCAGCGGCCCCGCCGAGGAGGGTTAAAAGCGCGTCCTCCTCGGTGAAATCCTCCTCGATACGCAACTGCGCTTTAATTTCTGAAAGGGAAAGAATCACGGCTCGGCCTCAATAAAAAACGCCCCGGAGGGCGTTATTTGGATTTAGCTCGCTTTTCCGCTGTGACAGTGACGGCGCAGGAAGCAGAAACGCCGGAGCCGTCCGCCGCTGTCGCGGTAACGTCTACCGGGCCGCCCTCAGCGACGCCAGTCACAACGCCGGAGGCGTCAACGGTTGCGATGGCTTCGTCTCCTGACGTCCAGTTAAGCGCCTTGTTTGTGGCGTTTTCAGGGGTGACACTTGCTTTAATTGGCGAGGTTGCCCCGACCGCGACAGAAAGCGCGGTCGGATCAAGTGTCACCCCGGTTACTTTGCTCCTTCTTTACCGACCAGCGCTTTAACCGCTGCGGCATCTTCGAGAGCGCAGTCGAAGCGATGGAATGCAAGGAAACCGACCTGATCATATTCCGCGTAACGCTCAGTGAGTCGCATCAGGGTCATGTACGCCACACGGCGTAAGATGAAGCGGTCAAAGTCACCGCAATACACGAACTGTTTACCCGCGCCAATATCGGCAATCGCCTGATCGATAACGTAAGGCACGTTGAGCACGGTCGCCGGTGCCATACCAACCACATCCGGGAGCCAGAGCGGGCGGCCCTGCGCATCTTTCATAGAGGAGATTTTCAGCAGGGTATTGTCGTTAAATGCAAAGCGGAATTTCGGCGAATTGCGGTAGGCCGGATCGACGCTGTGTTTCAGCGCGAGCAACTCCTCCCAGGTGAACGCGTCAGCGGCTGCGGCGGATGTGGTTTTCGTCACCCACTTAGCCAGGCCTTTAACGTTTTTACCGGTGCCGTCGCCGTTAACGATTTGCGCCGCTTCGCCACGGCCCAGGCGCTGCGCGATACGTGCGGCCAGATAGCCGTTCATGTCGATGCCGCTATCGAGCAACAGCTCGTTAGAAACGCGGATAATTTTCGACGTCATTTTTTTGGCACCGATAGTGATCGGCTCGAACGTGACATCGCCTTCGCTCGCTTCCTCGTTCTCTCCGAGCATCACGCCCATATCGGCGGTGCCGTCGCTGTAAGTCCAGTCAATAGTCTGACCGTTAGAGGTGCTCAGAATCTGGCAAACACCCGCGATCCCGCCGTAGGCTTTCATTGCCTCAACGATACGGTTTCGGAACTGTTTCGGTACGGTGAAGCCGCCTTTAGTACCGCCGCCATCGCCGTCGTCGATACCCTGGGCGCGGAACTCTTTCAGAGTGCGCTTTTCTTCCGTTGACAGCTCGCCTAAACCGTGGCGGACAAACTTGTCAAAAACAGCGGCGCGACGTTCATCTTCGGAGCCCTCCGGGTTGTTGCGGTGTTCGGGTTCGTTTTCGGCTGCGAGGATATTATCCATCGCGCGGAGTTCTTCCTCGCGCTTAATCGCCGCGTCGAGCTTGTCGTATTCGTGCTTTGCATTGTCCCACTGGCTGCGCTGCTCCTCAGTCCAGGACGCGTCGCCGATTTTTTCGTTCAGGGCGCGCATTTCAGCGGCGATAGTGGCGCGTTTTTGCTGCATTTCGTGCAATTTCATAAGGTCTTTTCCCTTTTTTGGACATAAAAAAACCCCGCCGAAGCGAGGTTGTTTAATTAAATATTTATTTAAATATTAATTTAAATATTAAGGTCGTTCTAACAGATCGAGAATACGCTCGCGAGCGGCTTTCTCTGTCGCCTGCTTTTGCCGCGCCTCAGCGCTGCGCTGCTCCTGCTCTGCCTGTTGACTGCGCCACTGCTCCAGCGAACGGACAGCGCTGTCGGCCTCCAGATAAGCCGGATAGGTGACAGGCGAAACGTCCAGCAGGCGGGAGAAGCGAGTAATTTCGCGAACGACGACGCCGTCCTCGTCCTGATACCAGCGCTCGCCGTCGCGGGCGACGCGGAACGCAAAGGAGCTTTGCGAAATGTCGCCGCGCTGCATCGGCGCGAGAACCAGATCGCGGATTGTCTGCGTTTGTGGAGCTGTGATTTCGTAACGCAAGCCCCTGTCGTCGACAGAGAGGGACAACGTCCCCGCCGAGCTGCGTCCTAAAATAAAATTAGGGTCATGGTTAAACAGGGCGCGAACATCGTCCCCGAGAACGTCGTCGAACGCTCCCGGTTTAATCACTTCGCGGAATGAACCGAAAATCAGCTCCGAACGGCTGTTAAATACAGATGCATAGCCAATAATTTTGGTGGGTTCGCCCTCAACCTCAGCGGCTCGGACTTCGCCGACGTAACAACGCTTTTCTACATCACTCATTCTTGGGGTTTTCCTCCGAGGTTTGGTCTTTACTTCCGCTTACCTTTGCCACATTGACCGAAACGAGCATCTCATCAAGACCTGGAATTGGGTTTTTATCCTCCAGCGCTCGCACTTCGTTACGACTTAACCAGCAGTCGGCGATCGCGTAGTGATAGAACTCAGCGCGCTCTTTCGGCGTACCACGCAACAGCCCCGCCAGATTGAATTTGACGTAATAACCGGCGGCGAGCTCCTGGCGGGTAAACAGGCGGCGGTTTAACTCCTGCTCCCAGTTAACAACCCAGGGCATAATCGTAAATCGCACGAACTGGATCGACTGCTCGGAAATGTTGGAAAACGTCGCTTTTTCGAGGTCGTTAATCATGTGTGCCGGGACATTGAAAATTCCGGCTATCATGCTGCGGTTTAGCTTCATCATTTCGACGAGCTGCGCGTCTACCGGCGATATGGTCAGGGCTTTGTAATCCAGCTCTGCGGGGAGCAAGAGCGTTTTATTTTCCTGCGAACGGAGAGCGGCGGCGGCTTTCTGCCATAATTTTTTAAGCCGATCCCACTGTTTTTCGTTCAGCTCCTGCTTAACGGACACTATCCCCGCCGGGCGCGCATTGCCGTTAAAAAAGCTCTCTGTGTACTTCTGCCCCGAGAGCCCCAGGCCGATGGTTTGCGCGTGCTGCATAATCGGCGAGAGTCCCCATTTGTCGCAGTTACCAATCGCCTTAATGTGAACCATATCGTCGGGGTGAACTGACCAGCTCCCGTCCTCGGTGTAAATCCCGTAACGCCAGCGGCCATCAAATTTAGTCAGACACGACTCCCACGGCATCCGGTGCGCCAGCTCGACAACCTCGCCGCGCCGGTTGCGTTTAATCTCTGTGTACGCATTGCCCCACCCTAAAACGTGGCGTTGCATCAGCTCGCGCCATTTATACGAGGTCTCCCACGGGTTCGGCTCGTCATGAACGAGATAGAAAACAGGATGTTCTGTCGCCTGGCGAACGGTTTTACCTTCGCGCCGCAAAACGTGTAGGGGCATTTGCGCCAGGTTCGACGAGAGCACGTAAATACAGGAATAAACCGCCGCCAGTTTCATCGCCGTTTCAGGCGAGACAAAAACGTCCTTAACTATGCCGGACGTTGTCGCGATATTCTCGCCTGTCAGCGCTGTGGCGGGGTTTTCGGGATTACCCGGCCCCGCGTTAGGATCAGACCGGAAAAACGCGTCAAGGAACATCAGCGCCCCCTTTTTCGGGCCATCGCGAGCCCGGTAATCAGAAGGCCTCCGCCAGCGACGGCCATCGCCGGAGCCGTCCCCCACCGCAAATAACAAGCGGCGATAAGCAGACAGAAGCCCACAACGCCAAAAACGTCGTGTAATTTCATAGCGTTAAAATATCCTCATCATCGAGATTAGAAAGGAAATCCCCAGGCTCATGGAGCATGGCTCGCCCGACGCCTATCATTGCCGCGACAGCGCCGTCGATTTTGTTCTCGTTGCCCTCTTTGGTCGGTCGGACAACATCGTCGGAGCCCGCATAATATTTCCCGACAACATTCTGGATATTCCAGGTAAGGATCGGATTTCCGTCGTGATGGAAACGGCCAGACGCGAGCGCGGCCTCAATCTCGCGCATCGGGTCGGACATATTTGTAAAATTCTGCGTGATTGTGACCGGACACAATCCCTCATCGTCGAGCATATGCGCCAGTGACGTTGCCCCGTAGGGGTCGATTGGACACGTCTCGATTTTCACCGTCTCGCGGAGCTTGAGAATCGACTCAAAAATAACCCTGTAATCCACCTCCGCGCCGTCGGTCGGGATCAGTACACCTTGATTAACAAACGACTGATAGCGCTCCGCTGTGCGCTTGAGCTCCGGGTCGGAGCTGTAGACGGTATCTTCCGGCACCCAAAACATAGCGCCGACGCAATAAAAATGTCTGACGCCGTCGATTTCCCGCATGAATACCGGCACCACGGCGTTGAGGTCGAGTTTTGAGGCCAGGTCGATCCCGAGATAACACGGCTCGCCCTCAAAATCCGCCAGCGTGAGCGACGGGTCGGCGGCTTCATGCCATTTTTGCAGGTTGTAGTAAGCGGCCTTACTCGATACCCACAAATTAAAATGCTTCGTTAGGATCTTGTTGGTCTGGCTCGGCGTTGATTTGGCCAATTCCTGCTTTGCCCGGAGAAACTCAGGCTTAATTGAAACCCCAAAATTGGGGTTTGCTTTGCGAATCGCCTCCTCAGTCGTCCAGTCATCGCCATGATCGAGAGTGTAAATGATGCCGAAAATCGTCTCGTTTGCGCCGCCAGAACGAATACCTTCAAGAATTTCTACTACCTGCGAGCGCTTTTCGTAACACGGTGAGGCGATGTCGTAACCTGCCGTCGTGATGATTAGCGTCATAGGCTGCTCACGCGCGCCCATCCCGGTTGTCATGGTCGTATAGAGCGCATCCGTAGCGTGTTCGTGATACTCATCAATGATCGCGCAACTTGGCGAGTCACCGTCGCCGGGGTCGCCGATAATTGGCGCAAAAACGGAACCATCAGGCCGGGTAAGTTTTTTCGCCCAGGTTTTGATCGAGAAGCGACGGCGGAGCGCTGGAAGTTTGGCGACCATCTGGCGCGCTGGTTCGAAAACCTTAAACGCCTGTTTTTCAGTCGTCGCACCGCAATAGACTTCCGCGCCGTGCTCGCCATCGGCGCAAAACATATAGTTGCCAACCGATGCCGCGATCAGAGATTTACCGTTCTTACGGGGAACCTCGATGTAAATTTCCTGAAACCGGCGGAGCCCGTCTGTTTTACGCTTCCAGCCAAACCCGACGCAAAAACAAAATTTTTGCCAGTCCTCCAGCGTCAGCCGGAGCTTTTTACGAGCCCATTCGCCGGAGGTATGGGGCATTTTTTCAGAGAAGCGGCAAAACCGCTCCGCCGCCTCACGGTCGAAACGATACGGCCAGCGCTGGTCTTTTGCTCGCTCCAGGTCATCGAGGTGACGCTTACACGCGAGCTTTACATAACGACAAGCGAGTATTTTTCCGGCGACAACGTCGCGCGCATAGCGATTCGCGGCGTTTACGTGTGGGTATGTCGCCATAGATTAAAACTCGTCGAATTCGTTTTCCTCGTCGTCGCCATCCTTGCCCGCGCTCATCATGCGAACCCGGCTTAACGGGTCGAGGCCGAGAAGCGAACCGAGTCGGGCGATCTGCGATACAGCATCATTTCTGACGTTAACGGCGGGGTGTTTCTTTAAACCGCCAGTCCCGCCGACGTCGACAAATCCTTCCTCGCTTATCATCTTGTCCGCCTCAATCATGAAGTGAAACGCGTTGCAATACGCGAGAAGGATCGGCGCGTCCTCCGGTTCGAAAAGCCCTCGCTCGATCAGCGTTTTGGATTGAGACTTCCACACCTTCACGGCCACATCAGAAAGAAGCTCCGGCGGCGGTGCAATTCGTGTGATAGAGCTTTTCAGGTTTGAGGGTAGATTCCCTTTTCTGCCGCCTCCGCTTGCTCGAACATTCGCCATTTATCCCCCCGGCAATTGTTAAAACTTGTGCAAAAAAAGATCCTTATTTCGGACGCGTAAAAATTTAACGGGGCGGGCAGTCTGGAGCGCTTTATTCACCAGAGATTTACCCCCCGCCCCTCCCTGCTCACTCTTCCTTATGCCCTGCATCTTTCACCGCATCACGCTCAGTCGCTCTCTCGCTGTTTTAGCCTTGTGATGTTCAGAGCAAATGCATTCGAGATTACTCGGGTCGTCTGTGCCCCCGTGAGCTTTAGCGATGATATGGTCGACGCTTGAACCGGGACGAATGACGCCCTCACGCTTACAGGTCTGACACAACCCCTTGTCGCGCTTGATAACTAGGTTCCTTACCTTTCGCCACTCAGCACCATAGCCTCGCTGTGCTGCTGACCGCCCTTTATTGTGTCGTTCCCAGCCAGCGCCTTTATGCACTTCGCAGTATCCGCTTCTGTCTGTAGTTGATTTACCACATCCACGTTTACGGCAGGCTTTAGGAATTCTTGGGGGCATATGTGATTTCTTGCAGGGGACAGCAGGGAAAGGGTTGTAATAAGAAATGACTACTGCTAAACGAAGCGGGCGCTTCATCTTAAAAAAAAGCCTCACATAAGTGAGGCAAGTTGTGCATCAACCTTTCGTCGAGGGAAAAGGTTTGGGCTTATCAAAGATTTTGTAATTATCATAAATATAAATTAAAGATGTTAAATTTACTTGGAGACTGAAACTACCTTAACAAGTAGAACGCAGGTGTTTGATATTATAAATACAAATTCATAAGTGAACTGGAGGTTTCTGGAGCTATCTACACATATGCCCAGAGCTTATAAAAACATTCGACTGACATACATGCCTGAATACGCACCACATAAACCGCCATTATTGATACTATCGTGACTCCAGCGAATCCCGATGTTGCTGACATTTAACCAACACATGACCGTTAAATGAAGTAGGCAAGCAATTTCTTAATACAGATGTCGATCCAATATTATTTTCAAGATTGAAATCATCTCTGTTAATTTTGATTTCTGCTATCTCATACATAAAGCTAGGTAAAGATTTACCAAGATACTCGTTATCAAAAACCTTTACAACAAAGGAATCATCATCAATTTTAATGACATCATATCTTACTAACCGACTATTATCATTACTGCTTATGTAATATGTTTCCACATCCGACATAACCATTTTCACCTCCACCCTATCCTTTAACTGCGTCGCATTCTTAAAATGCGATATCGGACATTACTCCCTTATAAGTTTTTAACATTTCGGTTATTAACTTATGGTGAGAAAACCGCCCGAGGGCGGTTCGTTTATACAAGGCGGATTGTAATGTCATCAGCGATGGTATCGAGCGTCTTGAGATCTACACCCTCATCTTCAGTTTGCTCTTGACCCGGCTCGTCTTGCACAGGTTTATCCGAGGGAACGGGTTCATCATAATCAGGTTGCTGCGACATAAAACCTCCAGCATTTTGCACATGTGTGTGATAAATCACCCCGTTATTTCTTATCTTGATGGGGTTTTTTATTATCAGTTTCTGAACGCTTATCAGAATCTTTCTGATTATCGTTTTTATCATTTGCAATGTTCATAATGTAGTTTTTCATGGGAACTCCTGGGTTATGCAGAATTTTTCCGCCTTAAAACTATAGCCCCACAACCAAATAAATGATAGCTTTTTAGCGAAATTAAATTTGCAAGCATTCCGCAAAAGGCAATTTTAAAAAAATCGCCATAAAAAATCACCATGAAAAAAAAGCAAATGATGGACATATTTCCCCAAGGCGCTGATTACAAAGAATGAGTTATGAAAAGTTTAACTTCCCCGCCGCATTTTCATCCCAAACGCCTCTGTACAGCTCTTAAACCTCGAAAAATCACAACATTAATACGGACTCAATTCAACTGACCATTTAGTCATCTTCAATTGATTTTTTATCATTAAAAAATTATAAAGCAAGCTCTTGTAATGTTTGCATAACTAAACGCCAATCCAGATTATCAGCAACGTGTCAGGTGGGTAAATGGTGGCCATCATTATGAGTTTTGACACAGGAAAATTACCCTGCCCACCGAGAATCACGCTTTGCAAAAGCATGCCGACGCTTTTGAGCTTATCGACAGGCAACTTTAACTGCGTTTAATTCACAATTAAATCCTGTTAAAGAAGCCTCTGTTTTTGTGAGCAAGATCGAGTAATTCCTACCCATAAAATGGTGCGATTCAATAGAGCAGCATTGGTGTAAACGCTAATGAATAGAAAAACTTACAAGAGAATTTTAATGAGATAGCACAATTCAATATGGCGGAAAATCTGTAGGTGCTGGCGCAAAATTGCTTATGGCCATTTCAATATCTTCTTGTAAAGGCTCCAGGTCAGACGTGCCTATCAGATAAGCTATGCCGTTATCAGTTATATAAGTCGTTATGAAAAACATCACGGATCTGGCTTCTTGGTCGTGGGGTATATGCTCAAAGAATTTGATATTTGTTTCGACTTTAAACAACTCGCCAGACCAACCATCACCGAACAGCATGACATCATTCATGATTATTCCCAGTAGGTATGGGCTAGGGATAGCCCATCTTTTAACAGAAAAGGCCACGCAAAAGCGTGGCCTTTGTTTGTCGCTTAGCTGGGCTTAACGAAGTCAACACTCAGGTGCCACCGGAAAATGTCGACGTTCGGCCAATTAAACTGGCTTCAATACCCTCATCTGGTGTTGGCAGGTGAACCGAAGTTACACGAAGCTTAACACCAAATCGGAAATAACTATCGAAAATTTTAAAACAATTGATAGTAACAATTAATGTATCGTAGATTGGCTATTTTTGGTCGTTAATAGGGGGAATTAATTTTAGGCAGAGGATATGCGCACCATGTCAGATAATTCCTTGCTTTATCAGGTGATTACCCACAATAAAGACCACAAATAGGCAAAAAAATAGGGGTTTATAGCTCATAAGTGCGCCTATTTCAGAGAATTATACCAAGCCTGCCATCGGTATTTGTCGAGCCTTAACTGTCTTAAGCACTTTGCGGTTTCTATATCAGCCAGTAAATCTTCGTCACTGTTTCTACCAGCATTACTTGCTTTGCATGGGGGCTCCATCAAATCCGCTGAGGGAATTGGCAGCGTCAATGGCGCGTTGCCGCAACCGCACAGCATCATGGTCAAACTTACACACAGTACGATTTGGAGACTGGACATATTTAATTACATCACGATTGATAACATGGTAAACGATTTTTCCTTCGTGCCTGGTGCGAGCAGCTTTAATCTCAGAAGAACGAATCATATCTTCAGCTTTTGCTTTCTTACTTGCCGCCATCGCGTTTACGTAATCAGAGTGGGCATTCCAGCCAGCGCGCCAGGAAAGTAAACCCGTGAGCATAAAAAGCAGTACATAGATTACAAATTTTCCAATGACCTTCATTACCGATCCCACATGCAAACCTGATGTTCAACTTCTCGCCTGCTCATCAACCCTCTCCACTTCTTGCCACCAGCGTAAATCCAGCGCTTAAGCTCGTTACATGCCCCGACATAATCACCGTCGTTAAGCTTTTTCATCAGAGTAGATTTGATAGCTGCTGAGGGGCCGACGTTATAGGCAAATGAGTAGATAGCGGCGCGTTGGGTATCAGTAGTGTTTACTTTGATGTGCGGATCAATCTGGCGAGCGATATGTGTCATATCAGCTTGGGTAAGCGCATCACACTCGGCATCGGTGTAACGCTTTCCCGGAATAATGTCTTTGCCGGTATGTCCATCACAGACCGTAAGAACGCCAACCACATCCCGATAAGGCACATACTCGCGCCCTTCTAAGCCGTCTTTACCAGCAACCATTGCGGTGGCAATGGCAATAGCCCCACCGCCCACAGCTGCGACGATTCGTTGTTTTAATGCCGGGGACATTATTCTCCCCTTGCGGCTTTACGCCGATCTTCTTTGAGTTTGAAATAGAGGTTGGTCAGGAAGGTAAGGAAACCGAATACCAGGCTGCCGATTACACCAATAGCCGCCCACTGTGATGGGGAAACTTTATCGAGGAGCTGGAGCACCCAAAACCCGGCATTACCTACAGATGTACCATAGGCAATGCCTGTCGTTAATTTATCCATTTGATACATACTCTCACCTCCTCTGTTCAGGGAAGTGTTCTGTGTTAAGACAGGAGTGGAACGGAGATAAGGAAAAGGGCAAAAAAAAGCCAGCTCGGACAAGCTGGCCTTAAAAGGAACCTCATAAATAATAGTGCCGGGTGCTTCCCGGTGAGACTTTGACTGGCAACAAAGTCTCGCATGCTGCTCACCCTTGGACTTAGCCAGTAATGCCCCGCCGCACAGGGGGATTCACCATTAAAATTGTTGGATGTCTATCGCGCATGCCAATGCAACGATGGCAAAAATTTAGCATTGGGCCCTAAATTTTCAAGCCATTACCGATAAATAAAATTTTACCCCAAAAAAAGCCAGTTCGGCAGAACTGGCAACATACGTGACTTCAGGACGCTCCATAGCCCTTGTTCTGTAACGTACTATTCTCCCCTGAGTTGGTCAGGTGCGGCACATCTCATTTTTAAAAATGAAGATGAGCTCGACACTTAATACCGGAAGAATTCGCTACAGCTAATTATTTGCACCATGTGAGGGGCGCGCTTTAAAAGTAGCAAGTCCTGGGACGAAAGGGATCGCGGGCATTAACGAAAAAGGTTTTATTTTCATATCGTGATTATTATCAACTTTTAATTTCCGGCACGTTTGCAAAGTTGGAACGCCAGATAACATGAAAAGGCCACCTCTCACACAAAAAGCTCTATACCCAAACAACAGGGCGGTTATAGAACGTGCCTATGTTAAGGAGCAGGAGCGTATCTCTTTACTGGACGTCAAAAGAGTTTTTGTAGGAAAGCCAATCATGCCAGACGTTCTCTGGGTCAACGTCAGGATAACCACGGCTCTCATTCATTTTTAAAGCGACATCGTCAGGCATTACCATACCGACTGCATTATCGCGCAGTGTCTCAACCTCTTGTTGCGTCAACTCACGACCGAGTTCTTTCTCTTTTGCGGTAAGTAAAACGATGAGAGCCGGAATAAATACCCGTGCCATTTGTTGCCTCTGAAGGTATCGGTAATGGAAGCCATATTATCCGATGGCATATGTCGCAGAAACAAAAAACCCGCACAAGGCGGGTTAGATACAACAGAGGCAAAATAACATAATGTAGATAAATTTACCGGTTTTTGTTCGGTTTTGCAATAACTTGTTTGTAATTTGCCACCTTCTGCATCGAACGTGTTTTTGCTGCATCTATTACGGCCCTCTTATCCAGATACAGAAAATTGGCTCTCATTTGCGCCCACCGTGCGGCATATCCTTCAGACCACGTAGATTTTGTTACCCCAACCATCTGCGCCAGCTCCTGGGCTTTGTAGCAGCCTTGTGGCTCATTTCGTAACTCGCGTTTAACGTCCTGCGCCGCCAGCCATACCAACGCACGCAAACGCTCCAGTGTCTTACCGGCGATGCGCTGTCCTTTGAGTTCCTCGCTGAAAGTCTCCCATCCCCAGCGTACTATCTCGACCTGATGTGCATAACGTATGTTTTCGGAGTAACACCACAGCAGCCAGGCGCATTCGACTTCATCAAGCGCCAGTACAGCCCGACGCCAGCTCGCGGTAGCGTATTCGACGGGAAGCACCAGCGCGATTGATGAACCTTTGGATCGGGGCTGCACTCCCGGTACGGGTGGGTTATGTAAGGTAATCATCTTCCCGGTTTCCTCATCCCTAACCTTCAGGCGCTTTCGCTTGTAGCGGTTCGTGGCTAATTGAGCGTTTTCTGCGAACGCAACGAGTTGCCCCTTGGTTGACCCGCTTAAATCAGCGGTCGCGGTAATGAGTTGCTGACGGATGTATTCGTAATCCTGTGCTATCACTCTTCAATCTCCGTGACTTTAATACCCAGACGTCCACCGGGAATAACTTCCCCGCGTACCACTTTTAGTTCGTCTATTTGCGAGTCGTTTTGCATGAAACCGCCCTTCTCTAGTGAGTCGCAGACCGCTTTGAGAATGTTGTCGATATCGCGGCGGCGCTTATCAGGCATGTTCGCGATAATGCGCAGCCTCAGCCGCGCAGGGGTGTTTATGTCGAGCTTGAGGATATGCAGGATCTCCTGCACTGCACGACGGTACTCGCGGCCTTTCTTATTGATGTAGGTAATGCCATTTCCACGCCGCCAGTAATCGTTAACACTTGGTGGATACGGCAATGTGAATTCATAGGTATTCGTCATTTGGGCACCACCAGACCGCGCCGCGTCAGTTCCCGAAGCGTAAGCACGATGGCGCGGTCCATTAGTGCGCGACGCTCCTCTCTTGTCAGTTCGCTGCCGTTATCGATAGCATGATGACAGTCAACACAGAGCGCTGCCGTCAGGCTGTCATCGACCTTAAGGCCCATGCCTTTGTCCTCGTTGCGATGTGCCGCCTGTACACCCCAGCGGCGGCAAAGGACGCAACAATCTAACTGGCGAACGGCGGCCAGCCATTTAGCGCTTCGATAAATACTCTTCACACTCACCTCCACATCCGCTGTTGAAATGTAGTGTCCTGCCGTGGCGGATATTTGCTTTCCGGCAGCAGTACGCGAACAACGAACGTCTTACAGTCAGCAGACAGAGACCGCTCCGCTTTCATACCCCGTTTGCGATACTGGCGAAGCAGCTCGTCGGCCTCTTCTGCGGTGCAATCCGAGTGTTCAAACCATCCCATACGCATGATTAAGCCTCCTGCTCTGCCCGGAGCTGCGCATATTCACAGTCCTCAGGAATAGTGAGACGGCAACCGATGCTCAGAGCCCAAGCTTCAACTTGCGAGAGGAAGAAATGCATCTCGCCGGTATCGAGATCGGAGGTATGACGGAGGGAACTGATTGTAGTTTTCTCGCCGGTAATGACGTCAGTCATCTCACGGCGTTCGTAACCGAGATAGGAATGCTTCAGCGCGTCTTTGACCCACTCCGGAGAAGCAAAGGATTTGCCCCGCTTAATGAGATAGTCACTGATTTCAGCAAACCACATGTGCGCCAGTGCGTTCTGAGAAAGGCTGCGAGTTTCGCGCCACGGTTTGATGATCAGGCGGTAGCAATCACCATTAGCCAGTAGTGGATGCAATTGCTGGCCGATGGAAGCGAAGTTGGATTTGTGAAGACGGATGCCGTATCTGGGAAAGTTCACGCCGCACCTCCGTGGAGGTCGAACGCTGGATATACGAGCGCACTGGTCGCAATCGACGCTGCGATCAGTGCAAAAATGATGAGTTGTTTAAAATCAATCTGCGCCATAAATTCCCTTCCATGGCACAGTGTTACTTAGCAAGCTGTTCAGGCTTGGTAAAATATCATATCAGATAAAGCCAAGCACTCATACAATAAAACAAGCTATCATTAATTATAATCCCCCCGCAAATCTATAGTATTAACAAACAATAAACTCCATTATTCTTTAATACATCTTTATTTCATAGCAATGACATTCTCATTTTGTAAATAAAGAGATTTGCAATTTATATTCTTTAAGGATTTTTTGCATTCGGTCGCCATAACTTCAGCAAATTTGCATGGCAATGCATTACCAATGATTCTACAAATTGCATCAATTGAGGAGGCAGAAAATTTATAATCAACAGGAAATGTCTGCAACAAAGCTGCTTCGCGAACAGATATAGTTCTAAGCTCTTCAGGATGTCCAAACCTTCCTTTACTCAAGGTGGTACAGCCGCTTGTTATCGTAGGCGAAGGCTTATCCCAAGCCATTCTCCCATACACATTACTATACCCTTCATTTTTACCTTTATGGCAATTGGGCCTTAATTCGTCCGGTAAGTCGAAGCGTGACCCCCCAGGCTTAATATAACTCAGACGTGATTTTGTTATATCACTTATTGAACGCGTAACATGCCAATTCAATACCTCCGGCCCTCCCAGAATTCCACTTTTTGTTAGTTCTACCGTTTCTGGCATATGTGAAATTGCGTCACGAACAGTAACCCATGGTTTATATGAAACATGGTCTTTGCCGGAATGTGTTTGCTCGGGCAAATTTATTTTAAAACCTAATCCAGCTAACAGAACAAACCTTTTTCTTAATTGCGGAACACCATAATCAGCAACTTGTAGCACCCCAAATGAATATTGATATCCCATTTCATTTAAAATATCTAAAAAAGCTTCTAAATAGTCCTTGCCTTTATTAGCAAGACCGGGAACGTTTTCTATCATTACAGTTTTTGGTCTTAAATCCTTAACCAAACGACCAACTTCCATTATTAAGCTGTTACGTGGATCCTCTCTTTTATTTGAGCTGGTCAAACTTGAAAATCCTTGACAGGGAGGGCAAGCTGCGAGCAAATCCAACTGTTTCCCATTCAATAAATTTGCAAAAGTAACAGCCGAAACAAATCTGATGTCGTGTGTAATCATTTTTGTCGCTGGATGATTCAGCATATAAGTTGTGGCCGCATTTGAATCAATTTCGACAGCAGCCACAACATCATATCCAGCCTGGTTCAAGCCTTGTGAAAGCCCGCCACCTCCAGCGAATAAATCAATAGCTGTAAGTTTCGTCATAATTTACTTTTGGACTCTTTATTCTTAATTACTTTATCTGTATCTTCAAATAGATCTCTTAAGGGCGAATGAGCGCTAGCCATTTTACTAAGCAATGCTTTTGTTTGCTCTCCGCCCATAGCCATCACATCTTTCACTCGTGTATCATCGTAATGCTCAGATACACCATGTAACATAGCAGCTAAAAGCTCCAGATGATCACGTCTAGACTTCAGATATACTTGTTCCCAGCATAATATTTCAATATTTGTTCTCATAGCAGGCATAGCTTGGGCATTTTGTCCAATTAGTATTCCCTTTGCCTCCGCATTTGGATATTGAGTTTCAAACCAATCGAGATAAGCGCTTAATTGGCTTCTATGCTTTATTTCGAGAGGAACCTGCGGACTTTTTAGCTCTACCACAACAATTTTTGTTTCACCTTCATTAGAAAAAAAGACAAAATCAGGTCTAAGATTAGCATTTCTATCTTT